CGGGGAGCCGCAGCAAGAAGTAGATGCCCTGCACGGCCCCCGTCCGGGGTAAAACCGACACGAAGTACCCCTGGGATCCAGACATCCAGAACGATCCCTGCGGGGTACCGGACGTCTACGCCGGGGGCCTGTGCAAGCTGCACTGGCAGATGGCGAATGGGCTGGTCTTCGGGACTCTTGACCCGGCCACCGTCTTCCTCCTGCATGCCGACTCGCTCGTAGACGAGCGGGGCCACCCGCTGACGGCGTTCGGAGACGCCAAGATCGACCTGACCCAGTCCAAGTTCGGCAGCGGCTCTCTGGCCCTGGACGGGACGGGCGACTACATCACCAGCCCCGATTCGCCTGACTGGGCGTTTGGGAGCGGCGACTTCACCGTTGACCTCTGGGCCTACTTCACGAACACTGGCGCACCGACCCAGACGCTTATCGGCCAGTTCGGGAGCGGGGCAGGCTGCTCATGGATGCTCCGCTTCAACGCAACCTTCCTGAACTTTTACTACAGCACGGACGGGGCGACGAATCCGAGCGTACAGTGGACGTGGATTCCGACAGCAAACACTTGGTATCACCTTGCTGTTGTCCGCAGCGGAACCAACATGCTGTTCTTCGTCAACGGCGTCCAGGTTGGGACGCCGTTGGCGCTCAGCGGGGCGCTGTTTGACTCAGCCATCGCGCTGTCACTGGGAGCGAATGCAGTGGGGGCGTGGGCCTTCTTCGGCAACTTGGACGAGGTACGCATCTCCAAGGGCATCGCCCGCTGGGTCGCCAACTTCACCCCTCCGAGCGCTCCCTACTGATGCCCTGCGGCCACACCCCTCGCGGCATCACCGACAACCTCATCCAGTGGTCGGACTGGATCAACAACAATCCCTGCGGCGCGAAGGCAGTCACGTCCGTCGCCGGGGTGGATGTCTCTGCCGCCGCCCTCTGTCAGTTCCACTGGCAACAGGCGAACGGGCAGGCCGCGCTCAAAGCCCCCGTCGTCATCGAGCCGTAATGCCCTGCGCTGCGCCGTCACGCAACAACCTCGGCGTCCTGGGGCCGTGCGGGTACCCGAACGTGCAGGCGGTCGCCGGGGTCGATGTCTCCGCGCAGAACCTCTGCTACCCGCACTACGCGCTGAAGTGGGGTCAGGCCGGGATCCCGAAGGGGCTGATGGGCGGGATCGACGCCGACACCGTGTTCTGCTTCCACGCCGACTCGCTCGCGGACACTCAGGGCCATCCGCTCGCGGTGACGGGCAACGTCACCCCTGCTGCGGGCCAGTTCGGTGGGTCGTACTTGTTCGCCGGGGGCTACATCTCCTCCCCGGACAGCCCCGACTGGGCGTTCGGGCGTGGAGATTTCACCGTGGACTTCTGGGTTCGCTTCACCGCCGTAGCCGTGCCCCAGGTCATCGTCGGCCAGCGAGCCACCAACGACTTCGGCTGGACGATCACCTTCATCGCGCCGGGCAACATCAGATTCATGTACTCCGTGGACGGAGTGAACCCCCTCGCATATGCCCCGCCCTGGACGCCAGTAGCGGGCACCTGGTATCACGTTGCCCTCGTGCGCTCGGGGCCGACTCTGCGCTTCTTCGTCAACGGCACACAGGTCGGGACGGACTACACCATCGGCACGCAGGTCATCTGGGACGCCTCGGGCATCTTCCAGCTTGGCGCAGAACTCGGCGGCTCAACCCTGCTCGGCGGCAACCTGGACGAACTCCGCATCTCCAAGGTCGCCCGCTGGACATCGAACTTTGCCGTCCCGACCGCTCCCTACACTTAGGAGGAGCCATGCCCCAGTCCGCCATCGACCGCCTCCAGACCCCGCTCCGCAACCGGGCGATGGAGCAGATCAGCCGCAACTCTCGCCGTCTGCGCGGAGGGCAGTTCATGGGGGCGCAGGGCCAGATCCTCAACTCAATCGGCAACTGCGACTCCTTCGAGGGGGCGCTGACCCGACTGGGGATCATCCCGATCATCGTCATCCCCAACCCGACCTCGCTGACTGGCACGCTCCAGGCGTTCCCTGCGCGTCGAGGCGGCGGGGAGAACATCTCCGTTCTCGGGGCGACGGCGGGCACCAGCTTCGTCGCAGGTGATCCAGCCAAGTCCGTCGCCTTCTCCGCTGGCGGGAACGGCCAGGTCTTGACGGCGACGGACTCGGTGGACGCGCAGGCCAAGGGCCGCGCCCTCATCGACATCGCGCCCTAGATGCAGCCCCAGGACGTGTTCGGCCACTGGCTCCTGAGCCAGCGCATCGAGTAGCCCTCGCGCCGCCAGGCGTTCTCGGCCACCCACATCTGCTCGTTCGCAGACCAGCGATTCGCAGTCCCGCGTACAGCCAGAAGACGAGACGCATACGTCCGCATGAACCACCAGCCCATCTGGAGACCGCCGTAGTAGGGGTCGCCGTCGTCCGTCCAGGACGCTTCCTTGGAGTGAATGCACATCCACATCGAGTGATGGGGAGTGCGGGGTTTTGCAGCCACTTCCGAAGGAAGCAGCAGAGTGGCAGCGATGACTGCCAGAATGACGTACCTCACTGGATTGCCCTCCTGTGGGGAGTCAGCAGCCAGCGGGTACTTCAAAGGCATCTTGACGCGCTAGTCCGGGTGCCGATGGCGTGCCCGCTGCTGCGTATGGGATGAAGGGTGGGATACTAGACGAGATGACGGTCACGCACGACCTCCAGGAGCAGGTACGTGACCGGATCCAGACCATGCTCAGAGAGGTCGATGCGGCGCGCAAGCACCCCGCCGACCTGCTCCGTCACACGCGGGCCATCGACCCGAAGACCGGCGAGGAGTTCTACTTCCACTTCGACGGCGGCTGGGAGTGGCAGTACGAGGAGTTAGGGCGCTTCCGAGACCACCAGATCGCGGTACGTCTGAAGGCCCGTCAGCTAGGCGAATCCTGGCTGGGGATCGGCTATTGCCTGTGGAAATGTCTGGTGCTTCCCGGCACGAGAACGCTGTGCGTCTCGATCAACGAGGAGGAGGCATCCAAGCTGGTCAATCGCGCCTGGGATCTGTGGGAAAACCTGCCGCCCCATCTGCACTTCGACGCCAAGGTCATCAAGCCAACCAAGCACCGCCCCTCGACGCGAATCGAGTGGGAGTTCCCGGATGGAAATGTCTCCACCTTGCTGGCGATGCCCTCCACTCCGAAAGCAGGCCACGGAGAAACGGCGGCTGTTGCGTTCCTGGACGAGTTCGCCCGCCACCAGTACGCCTCCGCGTCCTGGAAGGCGTTTATCCCGACGATTGCGGATGGTGGGCAGCTAGTCGTCGTCTCGACCGCGAACGGCTACGGCAACGAGTTCTACAGCCTGTGGATGTCTGCGGAAGATCGCGGGATCGACGCCAGTTTCCTCGGCGCTGACCTGCACCCCGGCCGGGACGAAGCCTGGTTCAAGCGAATGCGGCTCCGTCTGTCTCCCGCAGACATGGCCGAGCAGTACCCGCTGAACGCGGCCGAGGCATTCCTGGGCACGTCGGGCTGCTGGTTCGACGTGGACGCGCTTGCATATTACGCAGAGCGGCTGCGTGAAACCCTGTTCCGCTTCAACTTCGTCCCCGAGGGGGCGAAGGCGCTGATCGCCCAGCGCACGGATGGCTGGATCGGGGTGTACGAGAAGCCGGTCAAGGACAGGGACTACGCGCTGTACGCTGACGTGGCAACAGGGCGGGGAATGGACTTCACCGCCGCCTACGTGATCGACCTGACCAACATGAACATCGCCGCCGAACTCCACGGCAAGATCGACCCCGACCTGGCTGCTGAGCAGCTTCACTTCCTGGGGCGCTGGTACAACACCGCGCGGCTGGCGGTCGAGATGGGCGGCGGCTACGGGGAGGCAGTCGTCATCCCCCTCCGAGACGGCAAGCTCGGACGCCGCCCCTACCCAAAGCTGTACCGCCACGTCCAGGACGACCGGCCCGACTTCAAGCAGAACATCACCTACGGGTTCCCGGTGACGAGCAAGACCCGCCCGCTGTTGGTCAGCGGGATGGAGCGGGCGATCCGCGAGCACGCGCTCCCGCACATCCCCATGCAGGCGATCCTGGAGTGCAAGACCTTCGTGCGCGCGGACACACTTCCTTCACCAAGGGCCGCAGACGGGACGAACGACGACCGCGTGATGGCTCTGGCAGGGGCTTTGGAGATGTATCGGCGCTACGGGGATCATCCGCTTGATGTGCGACGATCCAGGAGGCGCGAGAAGCGTCAGTACGTCCCCGACTACTCTTGGTCGTAGAAAGGAGTTCGGATGTCCACCTACGCAGCCCCGGATGCCGTTGGGATGGGGCCACCCCCAGGCGGGCCTCCTGCTCCTGGCGACCCGGCCTCGATGTCAGCGCTAGCCTCCATCCTCGGGGCCGGTGGGGGCGGTGGCGCACCACCCCCCGGCCCTGATCCCACTGGCGGTGGGATGCCGCCCGGTCTCGACCCGGCCGCAGCGGGTGGCGCACCCCCGGACATCGCCGCGCTCCTCGGGGGCGCAGGCGGGCCTCCCGGTGGGCCGACTCCCGGTGGGCCTCCCGGCTCGGGAGACGCGAACACCGACCTGCTCTCCGGGATGAACTCGACCGACCACATCCGGGCGGCGATCAAGCACCTGATGATGGCGATGACCGAGAGCGGCGACGACACCGAGAGCCACGGCATCACCAAGGGCATGAGCGTCCTGCACGGGATCCTGGCGGGCAAACAGAAGAACCAGAAGGCGATCTCGGCCGCTGGTGGCTGACGAGCGCGGCTCTACAGCGTCAGCCCGGACAACTGAGCCTCTCGGTAGCCCGGACTTCCCGGCTGCCGACGAACTCTCCAAGGTGCTCGCGGCCATCGACAAGGCCGAGCCGTTCCACAACAACTGGGTCGGCAAGGTCGAGAAGCGCTACCGCGCCTACCGGGGGATCGCGGAGGAGCGCAAGGAAGGGCCGAAGCCCCCGGCCTGGCGCTCGAAGCTGACGACGCCGTATCTGCTCCAGATTTCGGAGGGGATGCTGGCGACGATGATGGATCCGAAGCCGACCTGGGAGGTCACGCCGAAGCCCCAGCCCGGTGAGGCCATCGACGCCGTGAACGACCGGCTGAAGAAATCGAAGATCGCCTCGGCGGGTCTCCAGTGGGCGATGGACGAGGACGACTTCGCCCTGAAGCAGAGACCGTTCATGCAGCAGGATCTCATCGTCGGCGCATCGCTGGCGAAGGTCGTCTGGGCCTACGAGACCAAGGACGCCACCCGCCTGGTGCCGATGCAGTTCGAGGTCACGGACGACTGGGGCCAGATCATCGACAGCTACATGGGCACCGAGGAGATCGACCGCACCGAGGTCATCCGCGACGGCCCCTCGATGATCGTCCGGGACATGCGCGACTTCTTCTGGCCCGAGGGCGCGAAGGACATCGCCTCTGCTGCCTGGGTCATCGACCGATCCTGGGAGACCTGGGAGACGCTGAAGGCGAAGGAGAAGGCGGGCCTCTACAAGAACGTGGACATGCTGAAGGAGGCCCGGAACAACCAGGCCCAGAACGACTACAACGACCGCGAGCAGATGCTCTGGTCGCAGAACCGCAACAAGGATCTGATCGAGGTCTTGGAGTATTGGGAGAACGGCCACGTCGTCACCGTGGGCGGGCGGCAAGTTGTCCTTGCCTCCAAGTTCGACCCGCTGAGGATCAAGGCCAAGCCGTTCGTAATGACCTCCTCG